TAAATAAGGCAATATACAACCTAAATTTGTATAATATGCCTAAAAACCGCATAAAATCTAACTTATTTATCCACTTTTTATACAACTGATATGTTGATTTTATAATGCAACTCCTATATGAGTCGTTATATGGATAATAAAAAACTAAAAAAAAAAGGAGTAAATGATGATTACACAATTCATTTATAAAATAAGAAAAGGAGCTAATCTATCTAGAACAAAATGGGTAGGAAACAGATTATTTTCTGACAATATCAAAGCTCCAAAAACTATAACATTATATAACAAACATCTAAATGAGTTTTTTATGGATGACCAAATAGATGAGGAGTTCTATGAATTTAAACATAAAACTTATGGAAAGTTTATAGTTCACGCACTTGACCTAACTATAACTGAAAGGAAAATATAATGTTTATTGTATCAATATTTAGAGGCAAGGCCAAAGATTGGCCTAAATACTTTAAAAAGAAATTTGGTTCATATGGGCCAAATGCAACGTTGATTGACGTTGTTAACAAAAACAAAGCGAGGGTTTATGATATTAAACACTACCAAAAACCTCAAACAAAATAAAAAGTATTTTAAAATCATATCACAGATTAAAAATACTGAGGAAAAGCTAAAGGAACTTAAAGAAAAGAAAAAAGTCCAGGCTTTAAAATTGTTTGACGTAAAAGTAATGACATAAACTAAAAAGAGAGGATAAATGATAAAAAGGATAATTTGTATAGGGGTCTTTGTGACCTTACTGCAAAGTTGCAGTACATACACACCATTAGTAGATACAAAGGGTCGATCTAAATTTGATTTAAGTAATGCAAGTGAAATATCAAATGACTTAATACTTTGTGAAAAACTTGCAGATAACAACACCACATTTTTTAGTAATTTAAATTTTTGGATATTGAGTCCAAAAGCTGAGTCTCAATATACAGATATTTATAGAAAATGTTTATTAGGGAGGAATCATAATGTCCTTAATTAAATATTATGATATCGTTGAAAATCCAGTGAGAGGTAAAACAGTTGTATTTAATAATTATGCTGTGAAAAAAATCGAAGATAAACGATGTGAATTACTAATGAATCATTGCGAATTTGCAAAACATATTGGAGTGGGAAGAAGATCATTACAAAAATGCATATATAATGAAAATGTAGGTTTTAAAATTGCTAAAATTATAATTAGCAAAATTTTAAATTAAGGAGGATCAGTGAGAGGAAAACTAAAAGTAACTAAAAAAAATTTAATTGATGTACGAGAGTCTATGTCAAAAGCTAGACAAGTTTATCATTTAAATACAAAGGACAGGGATAACTTTCATAAGTTGCTTGGTAAACGTATCAAGTTTGCTAGACTCTGTAACAATAAGACTCAAACAAAAGTTGGTAGAGCTTTAAACGTAAGTTTTCAGCAAATCCAAAAGTATGAGAAAGGTGATAATGAAATTAAAGCATTTGATTTATTTAGGGTCGCAAACTTTTTAGGAACGACTGTCAAATGGCTTTTAAAACCAGCTAAACATAAGGAGGATTTAAATGGCTGATAAATACTTAACATTAGAAAATGGAGTTAAAATAATATTTAAAGAGTATGGGCATAAATATATAGTTGATAATGAAAAATATATAGGGGTGTCAACGATACTTGATATGCTACATAAACCTGATTTAGAGGGTTGGAAGATAAGAGAGAAAACTAATAGTATAAAGGCAGAAATGGTCAAATATCTTCCTGACGATAAAATACAAAAAATATTAGATGACGCAGAGTCTAAAGGTAATTTAAAACAAACTAAAATATTATCTACAGGAAAACTTGTTCATGGTTTTATAGAAAAGTTTGTAAATGGTGAGGATTTTATAAAACCTGAAGATCCTGTTGTTTTGGATTGTTTAAATAAATTTATAACTTGGTGGACTAAAGAAGGCTTCACTAAGATTGCATCTGAAAAAATTGTGTGTTTACCAGGAGGCTTTGCTGGAACAATTGATTTAGTCGCAAAAGATAAAGAAGGCCGAGTGTGGTTGATAGATATAAAAACAAGTAATGGTATATTTGTTTCTGTTATTCATCAATTGCATGGTTATAAATATGCATATGAAAAACAAACTGGCAAAAAAATTGACAGAATGTGTATAGTCCGACTTCCTAAAGATGGATCTAAGATAGAGGTAAGAAGGGTCTTAAGTAAAAATCAACACCTTAAGGCTTTTTTAGGATTATTATCTGCTTATAAATCTGTAAAACTTTTTGAAGATCAAACCGAAAAATATAAACAAAAAATAAAGAAAGGTCACAATGTACGATCAAAAAAATAAAATGCCTTTCTGTGGGTTAGAAGGTAAACTTTATCCTACAGGAGTCAAAGCACCAAAGTATGAGTACAAAAGAAAATTAAGCGATTTAGTTCTTAAATGTTCTTTAACTCAAAAAAAATATAAATTTTCACAATGGTTAGACTGGTGGAAAACCCCAGCAGTTCAAAACTATGTGAAAATGGGTTATGAATTAAATTTAGAAACTAAAATTCAAGAACCTTTTAAACAAAGACAATATGGCGATAATTTAGAAGAAGTTGTGTGTTTTATAATGAGAAAGCCATATCTAAGAAAACCTGGAATGGGAACTTTTAAAAAAGTTGCTGACTCAATACCAGCTATGCCTGTTCAAGAGTTTGCACCAGAAAATGCAAAACCAGTCACTATGGAAGATTATAAAAACTTAGATAATCAAAGAGAGCCTGGAGATGATACTGATGAGGAGTTAGATGACACAATTCCATTCTGAAGATTATCTAAAACTTAATACCTCAGAACTTATGAATGAGTTAAGAGGTTTGTCCAAAATATACAATGATGCATATGGTTATAAGTTAGGAACTAATAAGGCAACTAAAGAACTATATGCTGGTTTGTTTATCAAATATAAAACTAGTCAAGAAAAGAAATCTGTGAAGGATATAGAGGCTAGTATTACTCTTGATAAAGATTGGGTTATGCAAAAGTTAAAAGACGATGATGCTGATAAAAAACATTTGAAAGCAAAGACCGATTATAATAATATGCTGACCGAAATTTCTCTTTTACAAAGTGAACTTAAAAGAGAATTACAACTTATGGGTAAGGAGAGATAATGTTATATTTTGGAAAAACAAAATCTGATTGGAAAGCAATCGAACTCCAGTATAGACGTGAGTGGCTTTGCTTTGTAGCTGGGTTTATATTAGGAGCAATTATATTTTAGTGCCTTGTAATATTATAAGGTTCTAAATCATCATTTTTATTGATTGGCCTGTAAGTAATCTCATAATCTAAGAGATACAGGCCATTCTCTTCAAAATTTTTTAAAATTTTTTCTTTATGTTCGAAGTTTGGATATTGATCTACAAAGGATATAGAAACTGCTTTACCAAGAGGTTCGTTTTCCTCTGAAGGTGCAAAAAAGAATTGTGCGTCTACAAATATAAAATCATCCATAGACATTATTAACATATAATAGACTTTAGGTAATTATTTTTTTTTGAAGGTATTTACACCTCGAATACCAAGTATTGTACTAAAAGCACCTATAACTAATCCTTGATACCAATATGGAAGGTTCTCAAATTTCATAAAAAAATAGTCGACTCGTTCTTGTAAAGCCTGGTCACCAAAAAATACAGAATATGCCAAAATCAACAAAGGCAACGAGAGTAAAATTAAACAGAACTCATCCTTAAAATCTGACTCTTGTCTTTTGTGTACTATTTTCTGTAGCTCGACCTCACCAGCTACTGCTCTCTCTAAATGCTTGACCTCTGCTTCACTTTCTAAAAGTTTTGCACGTTTTTTGTTTTTGTATATCTCTGCTCCTGTTTTAAGAGCTAATCTACATAAAGTGAACCACATTTTAACTCCAAAGCTAATTGACAATAGTGAATGATTTTTTCATATCTTTCACGATTGGACTCGTAATCTTTTTTTCTTACTGCATATTTCACAATATTACCATCTATAAAATCTAGCTTGTGGGCCACTATTAGCTCAATAGGGTCTATTTTTGTATTTTTGTAATGAGAGCCACCTATTTGCTTATCTAGTGCTGAACCCCTCTTAAAAGCTCTTATTTTGCCTTTAACGACCTTTTTTTCATCGACCTTATCTGTCATACTAGCTTTTTAATCCATCTGCCTTTTTTATTCAATACCATAGGCAAAAGACGTGGGATTCCATCAAGTATTATACCACAACCCACGATAAACCTTGTTCTGTGGTTTTTAGAATAGGCAAAAGCTAAATTTTTTTGATTAATAAGACACCCAACATTCATGGCCCAAAATAAACGTTCAGGATTGGCCCAATATTTTATAGTGAAGGCGGTATGATAGTGGCCCTGACAAGTTGAAAGTCCCATCGTTTGAGATACCTTTAAAACATCAGCTGATCTTCCATGAGTAAAAAAACATTTCTCACCATTTGACATAGTAATAGTTAAATCATCCACCCACTTCCATTTTTTAGTTCCTAAAAACTCACCATAGTCTTTTAAAAATTGTCTACTCATGCCAAATTTTACTGCTCGTCTATAAACTAAACTAGAGTGATTAGAGTCTATTTCTATTAGTTTAGGAAACATAGACTCAAGCCTTTTTATATGTTGTTTGGAGGCATTTAGCTCATGTCCTGGACTAAATAAATCAGGATCGTGTGTGTGCATTGATATAGCATGAAAGTCTAACAAGTCACCGATTGACATTGTAAACGTTGGTTTAAACTCTTTTTTTATTGCCTCTAAAAATGCAAAACTATCCTGATGGTGGTAAGGAATATGCATATCAGAAATAACTAATATCCTTTTCATAGGAATCAACTATAACTTGTGTTGGGAG